GCCTATGTGATCGAAGACAACGGCCTGGCCGTCTTGATCCAGAACATCGAATATCAATCGGCGCAGGCGTAAGACATGGCGCAGCAATCTCCTGCGCTGCGCCATCGCGAGCGTGTCATTTCGGCACGCTCGGCGGCTGCAACAGAATCCGGCGGCGTCACGACCGGCAGCGCCTACGAGCTCCAATTGATGAAGCTCGCCGGCGACCGCCGAACCCTGAGTGAAATTCAATCCATCGAACGCAAGATCGCCGTCAAAGCGACCTTGCTGCCCAGCTATCAACAATGGGTCGATGGCGTCCTGGCCGAAGGCAACGGCGGCCAGGATGACGTGCTTGCGACTGTCCTGGTCTGGCATATCGACACCGGCGACTATGACCGCGCTTTGCAGATCGCCCGCTATGCCGTCGAGCACAAGTTCACGCTGCCGGACCAGTACAGCCGCAACGTCGCAACCATGCTGATTGATGAGTTCTCGGGCGGCTATCTGACCGGCAAGCTGTCGCAAGACGCCCAGCACGCCGTCGCCGTGCTTTCCGAAGTCAAGGCGTTGACCGACGAAGCTGACGCGCCGGACCAGGCGCGAGCCAAGTTGCACAAGGCTATCGCCTATGCGCTGCTGGCGGGCGTGGATGCAATGGACGCCGAGAATATTTCGCCGGCCGTCGCAGGCCAGGCCAAAGAAGCGCTGGCAAATCTGCAACGCGCCCTTGCTCTGTTCCAGGGCGTCGGCGTCAAAAAAGACATTGAGCGATTGGAACGCCGCATCAAGCGGCTGGCCGATTCCCCGTAACGAGCACCCCACGGCGCTCGGCGGCTCGGGTTGACGATTGCCTCGGCATTTCTGACGCCCGACCACCGCCGACTTATCTCCATGACCGTAATCGACAACGCCTTGCCATCAACGACCAACGTCACGCCAGACGCCGGCGCGAAGATCGTCAACGATGGTTTTTTTATCGACATCGACATGCTCGCCATGCGCGACGCGATGCGTCTGGACGGCACCGTTACCGATGCCCGTCTGCGGCCTGCCATCGTCAGCGCGATGCTGTCCGTCAATCGCGACCTGCGCGAGTGGCAAGACGCGCAACTGGTCAAAGGTTTCGCCAAGCTGGCCGACGTGCCGGCGACGAAGATCGACGACGAAAGCCGCCTCGTGTCGCTGTATCGCCGCGCTGTCTACAGCACGGCAAAGGCGGACTTGATTGAACGCTATCGCGATTACGACACGACGGCGACCGCGTTGTCGGACAAAAAAAGTATGGAATGGATGGACATCGCGCCGGCGGATCAGCGGCGGAATGCTCATTGGGCAATAGCTGACATCGTCGGCCGGCCGCGCATGACCGTGGAACTCATCTAATGCAAGTGCGCAGCCAGCAAAACGAAACGCTCGACGGGATCATCTGGCGCTATCTGGGCGACGGCACTGCCTACCTCGAACAAGCGTTGAAGCTGAACCCGCATATCGCGGGATTCGGCGCGGTCCTGCCCAGCGGGACGCTGATTGAATTGCCGCCGGCGGCGCAAGCCGCAGACTCGACGCAGAGCTCTATCAGCCTGTGGGATTAACGACTATGAACTATCAACCCTCGATCACCAAAGGAAACAAGACCATGCCAGCAGAATCGGCCGGCGGCATCGCCGCGTTAGTGAAGTTGTACGGCCTCAAGGCCGCGTTAGGCATGATGGGTACGGCGCTGCTGTACATGGTGCTCCCGCCACGCAACGCAGACGGCTCGTTCAACGAGCTCGAATTCGCTGGCCGACTGGCTTGCGCGGGCGTTTTCTCCTGCGTCTTCGGCGATCCGGTCTTCGCGCTCCTGGTGCAACACTGGCCGGCCATCGCAACCGCCATCGGACCGAAGCCGGTCGATTTGATGGTCGGCGCACCTGCCTGGTGGATCACCCGCGCCGTCGCCCTGTGGTTTCAGCGCAGGTCCGACAAGGACATCGCCGAGCTCGCCAAGGATGCGAAAGAATCGCTATGACCATTGACGACATCATCGACGAGGTCATCAAGGCCGAGCGCGGCTACGTCAATGACCCGACCGATAAAGGCGGCGAGACAAACTACGGCATCACGGTTGCCGTTGCTCGCGCAAACAACTACACGGGAAGCATGCGCGACATGCCGCTCGCGGTTGCCCGCAGTATCTACCTGCAACGCTACGTGAATGAGCCGAAGTTTGATCGCGTCGTCGCCATTGATGGGCGCATCGGTGCGGAGCTCGTCGATACCGGCGTCAACATGGGGCCGCACCGTTCGGCGGAATTCTTGCAACGCTGGCTGAATGCTTTCAACGACACCGGCAGTCGCTATCAAGACCTGTTCGTCGATGGACCGCGCAAACAAACTCATAAAGGAAAGAGACGATGCGAAAGCTGACCGCGATCATTTCATTGCTGGCGTGCGCAGTGGCGCTATCCGGCTGTCAATCCCCGTCGTTTCGCGTGGCGCAGACGCCAGTAGCCCAGATGCCGGAACTGTCGCCGGAGATCGGAACGAAACGCGTGCCGAACTTGACCCCGAGGCTGCGCAGTTTCTTGACGCCATCGCCGGCGAAGGCGACGACGCCATCCGGCAATTGAACGCCTGCATCGACACATACAACGCCGTGCGAAAGAAATTCAATGTACAAACCGGACAGCCTCAAAAAGCACCTGACTAGCGCAATTGCCGACCTGCGCCAGAATCCCGACAAGCTGCATATCTTCATTGACGAAGGCGGCGCGCTCGGGACCGGCACGGCATCGCTGTCGTTCCGGTATGAGTACGCGCTTAATCTCATCATCACGGATTTCGTCGCGTCGTTCGACGCCCTGTTCGTGCCGCTGATAGCTTGGCTCAAGGTCAACCAGGCGGAAATATTTGCGAACGAAGACTTGCGGAAAAAAGCGATCCGCTTCGAAGTGGACATGAACAACCATGAGTCTCGCGACATCTCCATCACCCTCCTACTGACCGAGGCCGTCGCTGTCAAGCCACTCGACGCCGGCCGCCTCGATGTCACGCATGTGCGCGAGCCGCAATTGACGCCGCCGTTCGATGATCCGTTTTGGATGCTCTACGAGGGCGACAATCTCTTGGCCGAGTGGTACACGCCGAAGGCTGCATGAGCGACGATCTAATAGCTTTGGAAGCCTGGGCCGCCGGCCTGCTGACCAAGATCAGCCCAGGGCAACGCCGCGTCATCGGTCGTCAGGTGGCTATCGAACTGCGCCGCAGCCAGGCGCAGCGGATCGCACAGCAGCGTGCGCCTGGCTGTGAATTGAAAATACTCAGTCGACAGTGCTTTTACATAGACATCCCACGCCGCAACTTGAGAAGTCAAAGCCGCGTGCAAAAACACCAATTTAGAAGCTGCTTGTTCTTGCTTTTTCAGAGTCGCCGCCTGCTTCGTTAATAGCATTGATCGTATTAACAGAGCCGCAAATTTTGCATGCGCCTGCGATGCCATTTAGAAGAAATCCACCAGTGTGGTCAACGCGTTTTTATACATCGCAAGCGGCCCAACATTTAACTGAACGCGTTCGCCGTTTAGATTCTTTGGACCAGCCTTTATCTTATGCACCGGTGTCCCTGTCAGCCCCGCAAAAATTGATGCGCTATGGTAATCGGGAACGTGGGCAAAGCGTTCATCGATATTCAGTTTTGGATATGCAAAGATCGTGCGATGCTTTTTCGCTAGGCCTTCTATGGTAGATATGATGGCTTTATTTGCAGCCTGAAATGCTTTACTCGGCTTCCCCTCAAATAAAGTTTCACGGTTCGAAATGAATGTATGTAATTTGGGCAAATTGATACCTTCTTCTTTTGCGCGCTTGTAAAAGCTTAAGCGCGCAAAATTAGCAATATATTCATCACCTTGTCCGTATAGCAGCGCAATAATATTCTCAATCCCTCTTCGCGAACTTTCATCAGCGGTAAATGGGATTACAAGATTATCAGAAGCAACAATCGCTAGTTGCGTGTAAACAGCGAAGCTAGGGTTACAGTCGAAAAAGAAAACAGCCTCTTTCTCGGTTGACTCCCGAAGATCATCTTTAAGGTCGTTAATCCAATTAATTACCTTACGATAAGAATCAACGGGAACGGATAGTTGGGCTGTTTGCCGAATTGCTTCCGCTAATACTTCAACCAAATTATCACCACACACAAGAGATAGATTAGTGGGGATTTTCGAATTGTATGTAGATACTTGGACTGCATATTTGGCCGCATCGGGAATTTGATGAAATGGAGAGCTAAGGCGTTTTTCTAGATACGCGAAGCAATTGTCGCGGCGCGAATGTGCGAATGATGGGCGCGCTCTATCTCTTCGTCGGCACGTTTGTGCTTGTGTTCGCCCTGGGCATGCAATCCATGATGGTCAACCGTGGGCATTACCTGGGCGCGTTCATTAACAGCCTCGTCATCAGCGCGGCTCAACTCGTCGTACTTAAGATCGGGCCGAACGCCGGCGGCGGCGAGGTAGCCGCCTATATGTTCGGCGGCCCGCTCGGTATCGTATGCGCGATGTACATATTTCGCCGCTGGGCCAAGAAAGGAGCCTCATGAGCTCAATGTTTCTAGATGACGCCGAGCTCGACGAGCTTACCGGCATCGCTCGCGGAGCAACCCGTCTCGGCGTCAAGAAAACCAAGTATCAGTTGCAGACGGCATTTCTACGGGATCGAGGGATCGCCTTCATTCCGAACGCGCGCGGCAAGCCCGTCGTGCTGCGTTCGGCGCTCGAATCGAAGTCGGCCGGCGTCGCGCCAACACAAGGTTGGCGGCCGGCCGCCATAGGGGTATAGCATGGGTCGCAAATCGACAAAGTATTCAAACCTGCCGAAAGGCATGCGTGCGCGCGTTCAACGCAGCGGCGCTGTCTACTATTACTACGAGCAGGGCGGGACCAAGCGCAAGGAAATTTCGCTCGGTTCAAATTACGTCGAGGCGGTGCGAAAGTGGGCCGAACTGGAAATGGCTGCGCCGGTGGACGTGACGGGAATAATCACGTTCCGGTATGCATGCGAGATGTATCAGAGAAAATATCTGATTGAGAACAGCTTGAAGACGCGGACCGAAAAGCTGCGCCAGTTCGAAACGCTGTACAAGTTTTTCGACAACCCGCCGGCACCGCTGGCAGAGATCAAGCCGATCCACATAAAACAGTTCCTGGCCTGGCGCGTGAAGCTGACGCAAGACGCGTTGCGCGCGGATAACAAGGAAGTCGAGGGACACGAAGGCCGTGTCGCCGCGAACCGTGAGAAGTCGCTTATTTCGCATGTCTGGAATGCTTCCCGTGCCGAAGGTCTCACGGACTTGCCGAATCCATGCGCAGGCATCAAGTCATTCCGCGAATTCGGCCGCGATACCTATGTCTACGACGAATCGTTCAAGGCGGTGTGGGAAAAGGCCGACGTGCCGACGCGCGAGGCGATGGACCTCGCGTATCTGACCGGCGGCCGACCGGGCGATCTGTTGAAGATCGACGAGATGCATTTGCGCCAGGGGTCCGTCGAGGTGACTCAAAACAAAACCGGGATGAAGCTGCGCATCGCCATCGCCGGCGAGCTCGCCGAGCTCATCGACAGAATCATCGCCAGGAAGCGGGCAATCGCCGGCAAGGTTGTCTCGACCAGGTTGCTCGTGAACGAAGAAGGTCAGCCCCTGGGCAAATACGCCTTGCGTTTCCGTTTTGAGGATGCCCGCGCCGCCGCCGGCATCGAAGGCGACGATTTCCAGTTCCGCGACCTGCGCGCCAAGGCCGCGACCGACAAGACAGATAGCGACGACATCCGGGATGCGCAACAGCAGCTTGGACACACGAGCGTTACGATGACAGAAACCTACGTCCGAAAGCGCCGAGGTCACAAGGTCATGCCGACCAAGTAA